GAAGATGAAGTTGTACAAACTTCTTTCTCACAAAACTTAGCGGAAGTAATTGATGAATCTATTTTACAAGAACTATCTAGTGAACTAATTGACAAATTCGAAAATGATAAATCTTCAAGAGAAGATTGGGAACAAGCATACACAAAAGGTTTAGACCTATTAGGTTTTAAATATGAAGAAAGAACTCGTCCTTTTAGAGGAGCTTCTTCTGTAAATCACCCTATGCTTGCACAAGCAGTTACACAATTTCAAGCAATGGCTTATGTAGAACTTTTACCGAGTGACGGTCCTGTCAGAACACAGGTCGTAGGAGCTAATACAACAGAGCTACAGCAATCAGCAGAAAGAGTTAAAGACTACATGAACTATGAGATTACTCATGTCATGGAAGACTACAATCCAGAGATGGATCAATTACTTTTTCAATTACCACTATCTGGTAGTGCATTTAAAAAAGTTTACTTTGATGAATATTTAAATAGAGCCACATCAAAATTTATACCTGCAGAGGATGTAATTGTTCCTTATGGTGCATCTGATTTAGACAGTTGTGAACGTTTGACACAAATTGTGAAGATGTCCATGAATGATTTAAGAAAAAAACAAGTTAATGGATTCTATCGTGACATACCTTTAAAGCCTTATGAAGGAAATGAGGCTGATGATGTACAAGAAAAAATGAATCAGATCGAGGGTGTGACACCTACTGATTATGGTATGGATGACATGGCTGAACTTTATGAGATGCATGTTGATTTAGATTTAGAGGGTTATGAAGATATTAATCTGAGAACTGGTGAACCTAGCGGAATTAAATTACCATACGTGATAACTATAGATAGAGGCACTAATAAAGTATTGTCTATTTATCGTAACTACAATGAAGGTGATTCTCTAAAAAAGAAAAACGAATATTTTGTTCATTACAAATTTTTACCTGGTTTAGGTTTCTACGGCTTTGGTTTAATTCATATGATTGGTGGTTTGACTAGAACTGCTACAACAGCATTAAGACAATTATTAGATGCAGGAACTCTATCTAACTTACCTGCTGGTTTTAAATCGC